GTTTGATTTATTCTATAAAAGACAAATGAATAAAATAATTGATCACTTTAAAACTAAATTAGACTAATGGCTGTAAAAACAAAAACATACACATATAGTAGGTCTACTAATAAAAAAAGACCTGGTATTCATTCAAAGAATGCAAGTAAAGGCCAAACTAAATTTAAAAAGAAATATCGTGGGCAAGGAAGATAAAAAAGATAATATATATCACTATCAATTTGATAGCAATAAAAACTCAATGAATTATACTTGGGAAAACGCAATAATAGAAACTGATACTGATAAGCAAAACGATCAATTAATAAGGAAAAAGAAAATAATTAAATGGATACTAATAATAATACTAAGTATTTTAGTATATATATTTCTAATACCAAAACCAAAGCCAATAGCAATAATTCAAAAAGAAGAGATTGTAGAAGTTTTTGATTATGTTTATTGCGACTCAATACCTATGTACAATAGTTTTAATGATATCCCAGCTGGTATAGAAACTAGAATAATAATAGATGGGATAGTATACGAGATAAATGATGATAAGACATTATGGACACCTGTCTATCTAGATGAATATCTAATGTGGATAGGTGCTAATGGTGACACAATATGGGAATAACAAATAGATAAAAAAATGATAGAAGAAAAAAACTACAAAACAATTAAATGGGTTTTAAAACAACAAATTGAAAATGCTACTAAAACTCTTTGGACTTGGAAAAAAGGGAAAAATGAAGAGTTTTGCTGTATCTACAAAAGCTATACCGATAACTTAACAATATATACACCAGTACAACTATTAAAAATATTAGAAAATGGAGAATAAAACAATCCCTGAATACTACAAAGGTAAAAATGGATATATGGCAAAAGATGTCATATCTAATTTTGAGCTTAGTTATAATGTAGGAACGGCTGTTACTTACTTGTTAAGAGCAAATAAAAAGCACGAAACTCCAATAGATGATATTAGAAAGGCTATACATCATTTACACTTTGAGTTAGATGTACTGACTTCTAAAACACTCACAGGAGCTTTATCACCAACAGGAGTAAGGAAATGACAAAAGTGTCTTGTTTATTCAGCACTTTAAAAGACAAAGAGTAAAGTCCCTCTCACTAATAAGGGCTAAGAGAAATGACTTTATATAAATGCGAGTGTGGAAAGACTAAAGAAATTTCAAAAGCTACCCTAGTTTACATAAATAAAGAATGGGAGACAAAAGAGGCTTTGTGCAAATCTTGTGGTAAATATATGCAATCAAAACCACTTGAAGGAATACCAAGTCTTAAGAGAACTGAGGAAACACTAAGAAGATCTAAATAGTAACATTATAGTTTAATATACCTTGTAGTCCATTTTGCCTATTATATATGAAGGCTTGAGCTTTCTTTATGTTACCTATAAAACCTTTACTATCGTGCCAATAATCAGTAGCAGACATAGAAGATAGGTTTCTAACAGTTATACCATTAAGCTCTTCTATTGCTTGAAACTTTGTAGCTTTATTGGTATGATAGTGGCCTCTATGTACTTCTACATATACAGTATTGCTCCATAAGTTTTTAAATCTTTGAGCTATAATTCCTGGAAGATCAGCAATTTTAGGTCCGTCTCCATGATCAGATATAATAAGATTATTACCATAAGGTATTGCTTTCATTAAACAATCACTATTATCAACATTTACATTTTCATTGTTTTCATAATAAAGCTCTAATGTATCTCCTAAATGCATAACTGATTCCCTATCATGATTACCTGGAATTACCATTACATGAACAGGTGCTATTTCAGAAAGAATATTAACAGCTTTAATCATTAGCTTTCTAGCACATCTATACATATCTATATGATAGTCTGAATTAAATTGAGGAGTACCTCTTGTGGTAGCTGGTATAGGCCAATCTTTATCAGAGTTTAATAAATCATGTCCTACAATAAAAAGTATCTTATCTATATAATATCCTTGAGATCTATATAGTAAGTGTTCTATGGCGCTTATAAGACGCTTCTCAGCTATTTTCATACTATATTTATCTCCTTTAATACCAATCTTACCTAAATGTAAATCAAATGCTGATATCTCTAAAAGGTGTAAATCCTTTCTATCATCAGGTCTTGCTCTGTCAATCTTATCAACTTTTAAAGATAAATCTTTTAAGTCTTCCATAAGTTGATCTTTAATCATTGTAAGATTAACCTCTGGTCTAAGTCTTTTGAGAAAGGCTTTAGTTCTAAACATTGTAATTGTTATAGGCTTTCTGTCGTTATCAAATCCAGTTACTTCATATGTACCTATGTCATATTTTTCTACTTCCCAATCTTCTAAATCTACTTTACAAGCTTTTAATAGATCGTCAAGAGATTTTACTCTTGTGCAGTTTTCTGCAGTTAATACAGCACTTTCTTTTGCTTCTTGAAAGTTAACTATTTCTTTTTCTGATGGTTCTACATCGGGATTTTTCTTTCTAAGATTTCGGGCAACAGTTCTTATTTGCTCGTAATTGGTACCAAATTTCTTGGCTGTGTCTGCATATTTACTGCGAATTAAGTGTGGATTTTTTAAAAGGTACTCTCTAATTATATCATTTAATGACATTGTTATTTTTTTAGTTATCGTCAACACCAAAGCCGTGCTGACTTATGAGTGTTAAATTTAACGGAACTAGTTTTTGTTTTGAATTCTTTCCAAGTAACTTACGAACAGCCTTATCAACAATCTTTTTATTAGTAAATATAGATCCTTTATTAAATCCTTTTACTATATGATTTTCTAAAATAACTATTTTATTTTTAGAATTTTTAAATTTCCAATTTGATAGCCATATAGGAAGAAAATACAGTTTAGTGGGTTTATCCAATAGTCTTAGCGTATGTAACATCAGGCCCTGCATAGTTAGCAACTCCATAAAAATATATATCTTTACTTACATTTTTAAACGTATTAGCTACTGCGTCTCTTAAGTTTAGAGTGGCTCTGAGAGGAAATGTTGAAGCAAATAATCTAACCATACTAATACCTGAAAATGCAGTAATTAATCCACCAGAAGCTGTAAAGATCCCGTTTGTTTGCTCTCCAGCACTCCAATATATACTAATTATATTATCAAGACTTGTAGATCCAGTATAATTATGAATAACTATATCTTGTAAAGACTCTCCTTTAGTTAATTTAAACAGCTGGGTAACTGTATTTGCTGCGCTAATACTCTTATAATTTACTTTAAAATTATCTTGTACAACTGATGTCCCTGCACTAGGTAATACTGATGATGTTTTTTGTCCTTCTGGTGACGCTCTATAATTTTGTTTATTTATTTCTTCTTTTTGTGCTGTTGACAATCCTGTAGGAATATCTTGATTAGTGGCTGGATTTTGTGTTCTTGTAACAAATTTAGATCTAGTTTGAGATCCTTTAGCTCCATATTTATCTTTAATTATTGGCATCTTCTATTATTTTTATTTTTTATTTATCTTCTATTTTTACCCTTCCACCATACACTTTGTCAGCGGTGTGACTAGTAACCGTTACTTCTATAGCCAAAAGATTTGTAGCTGTTGAATCCACGTTGGTAATAGCAAACTCTTCATCACCTATAGAATCAGTTCCAATACCGCAGGTTCCAGTTCCCAGTGAAGTCATAGTTGTAGCATTAATTTGCACTTCAAAAACCTCAACCGCTTTGGCTCGCCTTCCAAACACCTCAACATGTGTAGCTTTCATGCCTTGAGGTATGCTTACAAAAGCAAATAACTCCGTGTCGCCACTTGCAGTCCTTATACCATAAGTATCTCCTGCTGTGTTTACATAACCTACGCCAAGTTTAGTGTTACCCCCATCAGCGTTAGTAGCAAAATCTGATGGTAAAAGCTTTATGTAGTTTCCAAAATGTGTAGAGCCCTTATTAAGACTAGCGTTTCCTGCTAAGTCTCCAACAAAAGCAGTTGAAGTAATTGATGTGGCTCCTGTAACTACACCTGCATCTACAGCTATTGTTCCGTCTAGCAATATATTTTTTCCAGCAGCAGGATCTAATTTTATTTGCCC